TTGGTTTATGGCCGAGTACGACCCCGAAACAGAAATAGCTTGGGGTTTAGTAAAAGGTCATGAACAAGAGTTTGGCTCTTTCGATATGAAAGAAATAAAAGAAATAAAAGGACCTTTTGGCTTACCGGTTGAAAGAGATATTTGTTTCGAAACTATTAAGGAAAAAGAGCTTTTAGAAAAAATTAAAAAGGGAACCGATTAGTGACTTTTTTTAATACTATCGGCGAAAACCAAGACGAGTTATCTAAGTCTATCGCTCAAGCTAAAAGCCAAGAAGCCAAAATTTTGAGGTGCTTTAAATATTACGAAGGTAAATATCCCCGCCTTCGTTTTAGCCCTTCTATGGTTTTAAAGATGACGGGACTTAAATGTCCTATAACGTCTATAAGACGAGCTATGACAAACCTTAGTAATGAAGGTAAGCTAGTTAAAACCGATGAAAAAATAAAAGGCTTATACGGCAAACTTGAGCATCTTTGGAGCTTACCGGAAGAACCGGAAACTTTTAAACAAAATACGCTTCCTTTTTAATATTACGGACTCGTAACATAGGGGTAGTAAATAGGCTAATTAGTTGTTATGATTTGAGTAAGCCGAGAGGCACAACCCCCTGATTCTATGAAACCAAACGACACTAGAACGATTCAAGAGCAACTTGATGAAGCTAAAAAGCTTCTAGAAGAAAAGCAAACGGCGTATATGCACGCTTTTGCAAGCGGTAACTTACAAGACATCAGCAAGCACCGCAAAGAGGTATTTAGCCTAACTAGACAAATAGGCCAACTTGTTAAATACAAACTACAAACAGGAGCTAAGTAGATGAAGCACTTTCTTTTATACATAGCGGTAGGCGGCATACTACTTACCGCCTTCGATTCCACCCTTACCCAGATGACTATGGCAGATTGTAACGCCGGCGTAGAGGCCGCTTGTAGGGAGTTAGATAAATGACTTTTTCGATGCCTTTTTCCGAAAACGAAACTAAGCACCTTATTTACTTACTTAATTGCGAGTACAGAGAAAAAAGGTTACTTAGAGAAACTATCGTTAAAAACATAATGCTTTGTAAATATACCGAAGATAGAGTTCGGCATACAAAGCAAGAGTTAGATCATCTAAAAGACGAGCTAATAGCAAACCAACTATTAGTACATAAGTTAGACGACCATCTAACCGACCTAATTAGAGGTCATCAACTACAAAGCCTAGAGGAGTTAGAAGAACCTAACTTCTTAGGGCCGGAGGCTAACCGCCACTTAAAACTATTAACTACTAAACCCCAAAATGAAACAGACTAAAGCTATTACTATCGACGCGGAAACTTACCACGCTGACCCCGCCTATAGTGCCACCGATTGCAAAACTATTATCGGTAAAAGTCCCGAAATATTTCACAAAATGAAGTACGGGGAAGAAAAACTAGACCACGAACCCGCCGTAAAAAAAGCATTTAGAGCCGGCGAACTATGTCACGCCTTTACTTTAGAACCCGATAGAGCCAAAAAAGCTTACGGTGTTTGCCTTAGTAAAGCAACTAAAGCCGGTAAGATACAAGCCGAAGAAATGGCGGCTAAAGGTATAGAGCCTATAACTTCCGTTGAGTATGAGCTTGCATCTAACGTGGCTAACGCCGTACACGATAACCCTATAGCTAAAAAACTTTTATCTAAAGGACACGCCGAAGCTAGTTTTTGGAAAACCGACCCCGAAACAGGTTTATCTTGTAAAGCTAGAACCGACTTTATTAACGGCGATACTATTATCGACCTTAAAACTACCGGCGAAGGAGGGGCGGAGCCTAATACGTTTGTTAAAAGCGTGGCCCGATATTTGTATCACTTACAGGCCGCTCATTATTTAGAGGTAGTTGGCGCTAAGAGATTTATTTTTATCGCGGTAGAAAAGGTATATCCGTTTGCCGTTAGCGTTACCGAGCTTGATGAGGCTTCTTTGGAATGGGGTTTAAAACTTCGCCAAGATGCTCTAAAACTCATAAGTCAATGCCATACCGATAGTTATTGGCGTGGTTATACCGAAAAAATTACAACCTTAAGCCTACCTAGTTGGGCGTATTCACAAAATTAATTATGGAATTTACAAAAGAACAAGTCGAGTTGCTTAACGAGCCTATACTCGCAAAAAACGTAAAAGAAAGAGACGGAAACCAAGCCGGCACTTTTCAATTAGCCTACGTCGAGGGTTGGCACGTTATAGACGAAGCTAACCGCATATTTGGTTTTGACGGTTGGAGTTGTGAAACTATTTACTCGCTTTGCGTTGCTGATAATAACGAGAGCGTTACTTATATAGCAAAAGTAAAAGTAACTATAGGCGACGTTATCCGAGAAGGCACCGGTGCGGGACATGGGCGTTTCGGTAGTTTAGGCGAAAAACACGAGTCGGCTATAAAAGAAGCCGAAACCGATGCTCGTAAAAGAGCCTTTATGCAGTTTGGCAACCAGTTTGGCCTATCCCTTTACAACGGTAAAGATAAAACTTGGAAAACTAATATAGGCAAACCCCGAGTAAATAAAGGGGAGGTAATAGAAACTTTACGCGAACAAGTTGCGGAAGTTGCCGATAATAAACCGCAAAGCGAAAATACTTTTTTACTAGCTAAAAACGCCGTAGAAAACGCAAAGAGCGTCGATCAGTTATTAGACCACCAAAAAAACATAGCTATCCGTTTTAGGGACGGTAAGCTTACACAACAACAAAAAACCGAGTTAGATAACACGGTCGCCAAAATGAGGGTGAAATTAAAATGACCGACCAAGCTTATTTATCTACAAAAGACCTCTGTAAAAGATACGGGGTTTGTATGGCTACCGTTAAACGTTGGCGGACTTTAACAAGACGCGGCGAACCTACTGGCCCTAAGTGGTATGAAGTTCCCCGTACCGCTTCTACTATCGGCGAACCTTACGTTCGATATGAATTACACCAAGTTCTAGCTTGGGAGGAAACAAATTCTATTACACCTATTAACTCTTTTTAAATTATGGCTTATCAATCTAATTTTGAACCCGCTTTTCAAGTTCCCGTAAATTTTACCGTTTCCGATAATACTTACGAACCTACAAAACATAAATACACTAAAAAAATTGGTTTATTTATACCGTTAGAAACAGTTTTAGACTTTGCACAACACGTTATGAACGTGGCCGATAAACCCGAAAACCACGCAAAAGGTAAAGTTTTTGATATGCGTACCGGCGAACGTGAAGAAGTACAGGGCATATATATTTACGGCAACGGTAACGTTAGTAAATACGACGAAGATGAGTTCGGTGCATACGGAACTATTAACCCGCGAAAAGTAGTAGTGGAAGTAGAAGAAAGTCCCGAAGAAGTAAGCGAGGAAAGTCCATTTTGAAAAACCCAAAACTTCCTTTACAAGCCCAAATATTTTTAGATCATTTAACTATTGGGCTTGATAGTTTTGATCTTAATTTTGAAGATTACGGTGCTACTTACGTTAATCATAAAGAGTACGGCGTAGCGATTATGTTTTCGCAAGTAAAAGTCGCGGAGCATTCCGAAAGTTGCCGCGTAAAAAACTCTATTATCGTTAGCGGTTTAGGCGTTCATTTTAGTCAAGAACAAATATTCCCTTTTAGTAATGAACAACCGCCTTCGCATCTAGCGATACTAATTTTATCGGCGATAGTAAAAGATACGCCCTTGCAGTTTATTTGCGAGGAATGTTATGGAGCATAAAAAACCTTTTACTAGAGCTTTAAGAAGAACCTTAGAAAGAAAAGCAAAAGAAAGTCCTTATACTTACGCACAGATCGCGGAAGTTTATAGAAGAGGTCAAGGAGCCTATTTATCTAAAGGTAATCGAAATGTTTCTATGGCTCAATGGGCTATGGCTAGAGTAAATAAATTTTTAAGGGGAGGTGGAATAGACACCGATATTAAAAAAAATCCTAAAAGGCAAAAAAAAGAACTTGACTACCTCAAACGTTATGGAAAAGGTTTACCGAAAGAAGTAACCGAAAAAGTAAAAACTCACATGAATATAGGAGAAGAAGGAAAAATAAAAGAAGTAACGCAAACTATAGGTATAGAAGGAGGTCAAATTCTTACTTTACCTTCCGGCGTAACTGTTTCTTTAGCCCCCGACGGTAAGTATCAAATATTAGAAGAAAAGCCTAAAAAAGAACCTAAAGACGAAACCCCTAAAGAAATAAAAAGAAAGTTTCCTCATATAACCGTAAGCAAAAACTATAGCGAAACAGAAATAGCTTTTCTTTTTAAATATATATCCCCCGTTGGATATTATGAGTGGCATAAATTAGCTTCTAATTTAATATTTAATTCTAAAAATTGGAACGCTCAACAAATATTTCAAGTCTTTTCTGCACCGGCTTATTATTTAACAGATGAACTAAGTACCGCCTTTTTAGATACTCCTATTCACGAGTTAAAAATAGAAAAAACACCTCAAATAATAAATAACCATTTTTTTGTTTTACAAAGTAATGAAATAAATTTAGTTAACTATATGTTTATAGATACCGAAACCGGTCTTAATGATGTCGAGGTAGTTTGCCATCTAAGCACCAAAAGTAGGTTTATAAGGTCCGAAGGCATAACGTTAGGCAAAGAAAGTAAACAGCGTTTTATGTTTGGTTTTAATTGGAATAACCTTAACGCTATAAGGACTAATAATATTTCTAAGGCCGTTAACTCCCCGTTGTGGATAAATAAAAGTAAAGATTATACATTTGACGAACTTCCTAGAACCTACCAACAACAGTTTTTAATAGTAGTAAATTTAATATTATTTATGAATCAAGAGCCGGATATAACTATCGAATATTTACCACCAAGCCAAACTATACCTATACAACGGGAAATGAATAAGTCCGGTAAATTTAAGCCTAGAGCCGTTACTTGGATTGGTAAGGAGTTTAGCGAGCGTGTAATAAAGTTACGCCCTAAAACCGATATGTTAGAGATAAAAGAAGCCGGTATTCCTAGACGACCTCATTGGCGAAGGGGACATTGGCATACGGTCTGTCAAGGTTTTAAACGTAGGCAACGCAAACTTAAATGGTTTGAGCCTTGTTACGTTAGCGGTAAAAATAGATGAGTATCGTAGTTAATACCGGACAAACTTATACCGATACGTTTGTAAAAGGTTTAGCTGAAGGAGTTTATATCAATGAAACTTTAGACGAAAGAAGCGAAATAGAACAACTTTTTGGTCTTACAGAAGAAGAAATATATAAAGAATATGGTATAAGTTTTAAAAAAAATAAAATATCTTTTGGGGGAGAATGGTCAAGGTATAAAACAACTTATCAAATAGAGAATGATGCAGAGGCCAAATTATGGCTAATAAAAAAAGGTTTTATTAAATACGTTAGAGGTAAAGAAGTATGGAACGAAGAAGCTATAGAGGAGGGTTGGACTAACGGTTGGTCGCCGCCCGTTAAAAGTAAAGCTAAAAATAATCAAGGTAAAGGCCACGTTTATTTTGTTAAAAGTAAAAATTTCCATAAAATAGGTTCTAGTTCCGCCGCACAAATCCAACGCCGTATAAAGTATCAAAAGCCTATGGAAATACTTGCGGTTAGTCCAAAAATAGAAGATTATAGAAAACTAGAAAAAGAATTACACCACCATTTTGCCGATAAAAGAGTTTTAAAATATGAAGTGTTTGAGAACCTTACTAAAGAAGATATAAAATATATAATGAATAAACTAGGAAATAAAATACACGTAAAAATATGAGAAGAGATCAAACGCCGTCTGGTTTTAAGCTAAAAAAACTAAAAGAACTAAGACTACAAAAATTAGAAAAAAATTTATTAGATGTCCACCTAAAAGGACAAGATCACTACATTTTTATGAATGAAAGAGGTAAGGCTCAAGTTGTAAGTGGCGACGGTAATTGGGTTACGGAGCATATAAGAACCGCCGTTTTAAAATTTAATTATGAAGTAGATAAAACCGAAAAAATGCTAATTAGAGACTTTACCGACGAAGAAATTATTGCTTTCGAAAAAGCTTACGAATAAATTTAAAACGTTTTTTTCTAATTTCGAAAACTGCATTTAGGGCCTCTAGCTCTACTAACCTACCTAACATAGAAGCCATAAAAACATCTTGTTTCATTTGATGTCGTACTAAATGTGTGCAGTATCGTTTTATACTTACGATGTCATCGCTTGCCATAATATCCCTACAACGTAATTCGACCGATAGCTCTAACTCTGCGGGAGCCGGTTCTATATCTATGTTAAGGAATTTAGTGACTTTCATTTGACCGGAAATAATTTTTCTTCGATCATTTTGACGATCGCGTCATCGACATCATTGTCGGATTTAGAAACTAAGTCTTTTAAAAGTGTCAAAACGGCTTTGCGTAGACTCTCACTTTTTCCAAACTTGATAAATAAACCAATTAGAAATTTAGACATAATTTTATGTGTTACTTTCCTAACTTATCATTATTTGATAAATTTGGCATATACTACCCTAATAAAGCGGTGGTCATCCTGTCTTTTCCCCAGTAGGGTAGTATTTAATTATGGAAGAAAAAGAAGAAAAAGACGGTTTAGGTTTTTTAGGAAACGCCGTTCAAATAGTTATTTTAGCTTGGTCTTTAGCCGTTATTTCTTGGTCTTATTTTAATCCTAATCCTACTAGGCAAATAGATACCACATTTGCCGCCGGCTTACTAAGTGCCGTGATGTCAAACTACGGGCTAAATGTCAAAAAGGCTACGGACAAAAAGAAACAGAATGGTAATGTTAATATAGTAGATAACAAAGATTCCAAAGTTGGAGTTGTAAAAAAATGAAGAAAGCTTTAGCACTTTTTTGTTTATTACCTACGGCGGCTTTTGCAGATATAAAACAAGAGTTTGTAACTTCCGCTCAAATAACGGTCGATATGCCTTATTCGGTAACTAATAAAGTCGGTACAACTTATAGCTTAAGTGGTAATAATATTACGCCTTCGGTAACTATTGGAGATTCAACTACATCGGGAAAGATCGGTGGGATAAATGTAGGAAGTCTTACAAGTGGTGTCCCCGCTATGATTCAAACCGATACGACAGTAACCACGAGCGGCTCTGCATTCAGCAAAACGGAATCTGTAATTATGGGTGATTCGTCTCCCTCAGCGATAACGCCTAGTAGTGGAATCGCGGCTTTACCTCACTTAGGGGGACAAACTACCGTTGGTTCTGGCGGCACGGCGGGGACTTTAGCTTTAACGTCATTGAGTTCCGGAGTTCACACTTGTACCGCCGGCGGGTCGGGAACTAGCTGTATAGGCTCGACTAAAGTTACTATTACAATTGACTAAATATTGGATATTAATATTTTTACTACTACCGGTAAAAGCTTTAGCAGTGCCGGTGGTACCTCAATTCAGATCGGGCTCAAGTACGACTTCAAGCACAAGCGAGAGCGTTATAAATGAGACGATAACTAGCTATCAGTTCAGGAGCGGTTATTCTTA